TCGCCATCTGCTCCGCCTGTCACGTTAATCAGAGCCAGTTTTGGTGCTGGGTCGTATCCCTGTGCTGCACCACCATCGTTACTCGCTCCGAATGGAGTAAGAGAACCGGGGTAACCTGATGTTCCCTCAACATATGCTGCTCCCTGTCCACCTAGCCATTCTGTCGTGTCGTGAGAACCCGCTCTGAGTTCCCATGCTCCTACTAGTGTTGCTGTCGCTGTTCCGCCTAATGTTAATGTATCTGCCATTTTTCATCATCTCCTTTTTTAATTACTTCTGCGATAGCCTCACTTGAGGTCTCGCACGCTCCCCTGAGAACCAAAGAAAGTGGTCCACAACTCACCCATGGTTCGGTATAGTCCCTCTTGGCCCAGCCTGTTGATGGCGAACGGGTCACCAGTCTCGATTCCAGACTCGAAATACTGAGTTGGTATCGCTGTGCTAAAGTGTAGGTAGTCTGTGTCGAGGAAGTACATCCTGCTGATTGACGAACCTGCGTTAGCAGAGTCATCCAGCATGTTCTTGGTCGGGATAATCGGGACACCGTTGTAGGTTGCCACGATGAATCCAGCCTCAATACCGGGTACACCCTTCACACCGTTGTAGGTGGGGGTGACTCTCTTCTCTTCCATGAACCTCTGCTGGGACTGCAGCAACTGCTGAATCCTCATCAAAGTGTCATATCCGGTTAGGATAACCTTGGGGTTACCACCACGCACCCAGAGTTTCTGGAACATCTCGTCCAGTATGTCTAGAGACAAGGTTCTGTTAGTAGCAGTGTCACTCACTACATTGTTGCTCATTTCAGCGTTAGACCAAGTGTTAGCACTCCTGTCTATGCTGTAGATGTCTAGGTCACCATTAGCACTCAGATTGGAGTGGTCGTCTTCCAGTCCGGTCTTGGAGTCTGCATCGTCATTGTGTGCTGCAGTAACTCGGTCCAAAGACTCGAAGTTGTTAGCCGCAGGTGTGTCAACATCGGTGCAAAGCATCTTGTTCACCATCTCAGCGTGATGCTTGCCCATCTCTTCCTTCATGACGGAGCGAATATCGCCCATTCCGTCATCCTTGTCAGCGAGGAAAATCGCTGTCTCGGACATATCGAAGGTGTGTGCGATAGTCTTCGGCTTTGCAGCAATGTGCTGGAACACCGGCTTGACTGTCTCAGGTAGGGTTGCGTTCTCAGCAACTCCACCGTGGAGAACACCATCGTTGTTCGGCCTCTCAGTGATAACACGCCATCCAGACCTGTCCCAAGGCTTCTTGGGCAGTATACTAAAGGCGTTAAACTCCTGATTCAGTTGTGACCATACTTTGCGTCCGTAGATTGCTTGGTAAGTTCCACCAGTCGTCGATAGCATTGGGGAATCGGCCTTCAGCAATTCGCTTCCGGTGTATGAGTACCCCATTGCATTTCCAGCGCCATAGTAGTAGCGCTCCATGTCAGTTATTGTTCTTACATAATTTCGTGCCATTTTTCATCATCTCCTTATTTTGTGATTTCTTTCACTCTCACTCGAAAGCCTTGGATGCCAAGTGATGAACTTCATCCCATGACATCTTTGCCAAATCCTCCGTTGACGGTACTACAACATCAACCTCGCCACCCTCAGACTTCTGGATATCTTCTCCAGTCTCTGCAGGGGTGCCAATATTGTCGATTCTCTCACTAAGTGCTTCGATAGACTTGGCTATCTCAGATAGTGGGGCACGAGCATCGAACTGCTGTGCCTCGTAGTGAGTAACTTCTGCATTGCGCTCGTGAGAGTAGCGGTTTGAGAACTGCTTCTCAAGTGAACCACGGAACTCCTCTTCCAGAGCGGCTGCCTTGTAAACCTCGTATGCGGCCTCAACATCTGAATCATTCAGATTTCGAGGGTCAATGAAGTCAGACTTCTCGACCTTACCACCGCTTCCGGTGGTCTTACCAAGAGCGCCAGTCGAAGGCTTGCCACCCTCCTGTACTCGTCCCCTTACCTGTCCAGTGCGTTGAAGGTCATTGGCTGACATTTCCTCAGGCGTAGAGCCGAGGTTTGCCTTCTCCAAGTCATCAAAGTGTGCACGAGCAGCCAATGTATCGACTCCTCCGCTCTTCAATGTGTCCTCCATCCAGTTGAGGTAATCGGAAGTGATGATATCGGAATACTCGGTCTTTGTAACCTCAGCAGTCTCCGTATCCTCATCTTTCTTCTTGTCGTCTTTCTCGTCTTCGTCCTTTCCTTCTAGGAATGCGGGCTTCTTTCCCTTTTCCATGTCGTCCAAGCGCGTTTCCAAGCGCGACAATACATCGCTCATCTGCTTTGTCATATCTTCATCATTATTTTCTGTTGTCATCTTCGTCACTTCCGTGTCTTCTTTTAGTATACTGAATGTTGCTTCTGGGTTGATGCCTTTTTCACAAATTGTTATTTCGTGGAGTTCCAGTTTACTTATTTCTTGGTAGTCGCCTCTTTTCGGGTCTGATTTTCTAACCCTCTTAAACGCTTGACCACCGATACTGAATCCTCTGAGAGCGCCTTTTCTAATCTCTGCTGAGACTTCCTTGGCCTTCTCGATGTCATTACGGAGTTGCACTACTACAAACATCCCGACATCATCGACTTCGCTTTTCCACAACCTCCCTTCGCTATCAGTGTAATTCGGTACCACATCGCCTATCTGAATGTTTGAGTGCGCTAGTTGGACATTTCTGTAAGATGGGTTTTCCATGAACTTACTGAATGCGTCCTTCAAAGCCTCCTTTGTTATTACATCGCCCTGCTTGTCTACAACTTCCACACTGGCATAGCCAGCGACGATGAGGTCATTAGCACCCTTGAGGATGCTGATTGGCTCATCACCATGTCTGAAGAGTTGTTCACTACTGAGCACACTAACTATCGCACCCTCTGCTTTACTACTTCAATGCTACGAGGCTAAATTTCAGCCATTTCCTCTTCTGAATCGTTAGACTGCGAGGTTGTATGCCGCTTTTTCTTTTCCCTTCCCGGATAATCCTCAGGCTTCTCCGAATCCTCGGTAGGGCGCTTTTTCATGTCCCAATCAGGCAAAGCCTGTTCTGCATCCAATTTCGTAGGACCGCGCGGACTTTCGACCCCTCCACCCACATCTATTCCTAGTCCTCTTCCAGAGAGATTACTGACTCCTTTCTCCATCTTATCCAATGCTTGCTCTATGAGCAAGAGAGCCTTGAAGAAGTTCTTTGGCTTCATAATGAGATTCTTATCCTTCTTTGGTTTGAGGATACCTGCACTTTCTTCCTCTATCCTCTCTTCATCTATCTCAGGTTCAATATCGGCACCTGCAACATCACCATCCTCCTTCAATAACTGAGAAAACCCTTCCTCCCAATATGGTTCTAGGCTTTCAGCAAGTCGCAAAGAGTAGTCTGATTCAGTAATTTGACCGATTGCAGCGATAGGGTTTACTGCCTTCTCTTCAACGATTTCATACTTAACCAAATCTTCAGGAAGGTGGATTATGAAGTAACCACCATCCATTTCCATGGAGAACGGGATATGATAAGACACATCACTCTTAGCAAGAAGAACCCATTTTGGATGTCTTTCTTCCCCTTTCATGTATGTAGACTTCGCATCTCTAAGGAGTATCTTGTCTGATTCCTTGGATAATTCCTTGACTGCGCTCTCCAAACCCACTTCATCTGTTATCCTGATATCAGACGGGCTAGGCACGAAAACTGGGTCGTAACTATCAAATTGCCCTCGTAATATCTTAATGCGCTCGCGTGTAGTGAGGTCTGTTACTTCTGTATCGTCATAATACAGGATGTCGTTGATGTAGAACTCATCCCCATCTAATACTCCATCAATCACATAGTCCTTCTTACAGGCCGATTTCAAGGCTGACCTAACGCTATCATCGGTAGAAAGCAACACATTATTGTCATCAACGAGCCTAACACGATTTCCCTTCTTAGTTACCTTGCATCTCTTCCCCTCTCTGTATACAGAAACAACCCACTCCCCTGTGAATCCCCTCAGTTCCTTGATGTCATCGAGGTCGAAAACACGGTGTAGAGGCTCAATGAGGGGCACTTTCTTCGGTAATTCACCCTTTGCTACATTTGTGAAATCTTCAGACGGAAGGAAACCGGAAGGTCCGGGAGTCATTTGTGGACTAGTAGTTCCTTTAGAGGGCTCATGGGGTGAGTTGCTCTCGTCTAATGTAGTGTCATAGCCACTAACCACCTCTTCAGCCCAATCTGAGCCGAAAACACCTGCTAATATTGGTCTTGTAAGCACATTCAAGTACTGAGTACCTGTGAATTTAGTCCCAACAACAGGCTTTCCATCGGGATACTCCACTCCAATATTAGGAGATACTTCTTGCCCCCAATCCATAGTTCCAGATGCATGTTGGTCATGGGGTACAAGTCCCTCTCTCTCATCAAGTGGCCTAATGTAGGCATTCCCGAAGTCTATTGTTGGCTTCGAAATTTTCTTACTACCAGTTGGTAACCCACCTTCTGGTACGGCTTGTGAGTCAAAACTCACAATACCACTTCCCATATCCATTCTTGAATCATGTCTCTGAGCATAATTAGGTAAGCCACTGGTATGAAGAAGAGACTGTCCCTTCACCTTAGGCTCAAGATGTTTTTGTCGGTTCTTCTTTGTGCTAACTTTTCGTGCCGGAGGAGTGAAATGAGATAAAGCGTAGTTCTTCATTATCTCAGAGTTATTCCCCCCTTGAGCCCCAAGAAGCGTATGGAGCCAATTTACCCCTGAATACGCTCCACTACTGAAATGGTTATTCCAATAGTCTTTACGCGCTTTCTCACCTCGATAGGCAGGACGATTCTTCATCGCATTGCCGATTTTCTCACTAAGATGGTTACTCATAGATGGGATACCTTTCAGACCCTCGAACATATCAGGGTCATTCTCATTCCATCTAGTTCCAGAAGATGCTAACTGACCTACTGACATAGCCTGTACTCTAGTTCCACCAATAGATGCCTTGTATCTCTTCACATGCTCCTTGTGTGCCTCATCATTAGGAAGCCCTAGACCTTGAATGATTTTCTCGATTTTTGTCTCAGGCCCAATTTCCATACCGAATATATTCCTTCCTTCCTCATCCTTGGCACCTAATGCTGCTGCCATTTTCCAGTGAGGATTTGATGCCGTCTTCACTTCACCCTCACCTGTAATATGACCAACAGTACTTATCTTGTGGTCACCATCATGATACAACCCTCTAGCAGCATCGTGCATAAGTCTCATCGCATTATGCATAGCCTGATTCGGATTATCTGTATTGAATGCATTAGGGTTCTCTTTCAGAATCAATGGCAAAAGCACCTCCTTCGCATATCTCTGTACAGCCATTGAATCTCCATTCATGATGGCATCTATGTCCTTCCTTTGCTTTGACGGGTCATCTCGATGTGCAGTTGATGGAAGAGCACGCTCAGATTCTTGAGATTGTAACCCCTTAATGCGCCCAGCGAGCATCTTCAAGTTTGCATTAAACTTCTCCATTGTCTTGGCATCGCTGGAGTACTCATCCTTATGTTCCACTAGGTAATCGAGTTCGTCCTGCATGGAAACCAACTTCTCCATCTCACCCGCTTTGCCACCTGTTTCCTCTAACTCTGTGTAATTCCACTTCAGCCTGCCAAACTTGTCTTTGGCCTGCTTCCCAGTTTCATTATCAATCACAGGCTCTCTATCTTCCTTGAATGTTGTTTTTGCAGATGTTGGGAGATGACGAATAAATTCCTCAGGGCCACCCTCTCCTTGGGAACTGTGAATATCTCTTCTAGCAAGCATGTCATCATATGAATAAACTCTCTTCGGAGAAGGTTTGTTAATAGGATTGATGCGGCCTAAAGCAGTAGCATACATGTGAGATAAACCTGCACTGTCCCTAATACCCACATCTCCTGTCTTCATACTCCCGATTCGTGAGAAAGGATTGCCCTCTGCAAAACCATGCCTATCGAGGCCACGAGTGATTTTCCTCTTCATCTTGTAATCATCCTCACTAGGATTGCTATACTCTAGTATGGCAGCAAGTGCAGGAGAGCGAGTAAAATCATAATCACTACTATTGTTCTTGGCATTTCTTCCTAACCCTCTCTTTGTTTTCACAGAGCCTTGGCTGTGTGCTGTTGTATCACTTCTTGAGATAATCCCCAATGGGCTAATATGGCTGAACTGATTAACAGGAAGCACATGATGGTGAAGCCCTCCGAAAGCCCCAATAGTATCTGGATTCGGTATCATATCACCAAGTTGGTCACCGATTTGTCCTAACATAGATGTCTCCCCCTCATCTGGGCTAAGAAGATTATGAAGGAAATCTATCTGTGTCATCTGCTGTCTTCCCAATCCTCCTCTATGGGTGAAGGGTTTGGAAAAGGGGTAAGCCCAACCGCGTGCTTTCCCTCCTACGGAGTAATAATGTGCTTTTTCTGCTGAAGATAGGTCTGCCCAATTTGGTCCATTCAAACCTCTTCTTGCTGCACCATATCCATTACGAATCGTTTTCTCATTTTTCGCAAGGCCAGAAAGATTACCATATTGCTTCATCACACTACGCATAGTTTCAGGAGTGAGAAGGGGTTCGTGCCATGCATCAAAAACAGGGTGCTCTCCTTCCTCATGGACCCTATTCAGCCCCTCATCATACCCAGTCAAACTCAGAAATCCTGCTTTGGTGAGAAGGCCATCGCTGATATCTGATATCTTGC